TCTATAAGCGTCCCATTTGGGCATTCAAACCCTAATTGATTGATCGCCCAGCTAGCATTGACAGAGGTAAACATCACACCAGTCCCCGTGTAAATCAATGCCGAATAAAACGAGTTTTTGGACGTTATGTAAACGCCATTTTGCACAATGAACCGCTTACCCGTAATGACCTGTTTTTTTATGATGTAGGTTTTGCCAGTCTCGAGCGTGATTGTAGTTGCGTCCTGAACTGGGAAGTCAGCCTCTTTTGTGATGCTTATGTGGTTTGTGTTTTCGTCATTATCAATAAAGTGTTCGGATGATCGCTGAATGCTAAGCATCCATGATCTCATGCGCTGTTCTGCGAACCCGTTAGAATCCGCTATAGGTGCTACGCTGTCGGGTAATACGGGTTTACTGAGCATTTGCCATCAACTTGTTAAATGAGCATTTATTCGCGCCAGTGTATCTAAACCATAGCGTGCGGGTTTTTGGAAATGAACCAAGCCGATTAAAAATAACTCTTCGACCAAAATCTCCAGCATCGCCTAGGCTTTTAGAAATGAAATCAGACCAATTAAAACCGCCATCGTCAGACCACCGCATTTCCAAATTATCATCGACGTTATAGCCAACATCCACAAACGGTTCGATTGACCATACTTTCATATTTACGCCAAAATTCGTAAACGGCTGCAAAATAACATCGCGGTAAATTGCTGTCCCGTACTCGGTGTAGGTCTCATCGTCAATAACACCTACGAGACCGCTATTTTTATCGGTCACAAAAATAGAGTTATAGGCTTGAGTGATTGACTGCACCCGCCAAGGCGCATCTATGTAGCCTCCAGCCCCTAATATTCTAGACCTTCTCTCGTGCCATTTGCCCGTCACTAAATCGTAAACGAAACACCAATCGCCAACATGAATAACAACGAACTCGCCACCATTTTGGGAATGACGCATAACCGAAGCCGATGCTAAATCCTCTGGCGTTTGGCTTTGCAAAATAAAATCAATCGTTTCGTTTGAAATCCGTTGCGGTTGAGAACTCGAAAACAAATAAACAACCGTTTCAGCGTTTTTACTCTTTCCTAAAAACACAAAAGAACCGCGAAATGGCGTCTTTGCGTATGGGCCGCTCATGCCGTAATCCATTGCCGAGCTGGGAATGGGTCTAAATGCAAACTCAAGCTCCCCAGCGTCATAAAATGGAACCGTTAAATAATCGCCAATGACGTAAATATTATTTTGGAATGCAACTAATCCGCGAATGTAATCTAACTGCGTCACTTGATAATAATTAAGCGCGTCATACACAAGGCCATTATTAATATCTGAGTGAAATATAATTTTAGAATTTGATTGAGCAAAAACAAAATAGGAATCAACCGCGACAACATCAACGGCTGGAGCTAGAAAGTTCGTAGCGGTATCAATACGGGTTAAAATCCCAGTTGACTGAGTAAAACAATAACATTCGCCATCGGGAACCAGAATAACCATCTCAAGATGAGTCGAAGCGAAAATAACTTTTTCACTGCCCAATATAAGGCCAATAGCAAAAGATCGATAAGATGAACTACCATCATAGTTAATAATTCGATCAATGCTATAAAGGTATGAACCAACAACAACGTACAAAACCCCGTTAAACTCGTATGAGCCACGACCTAAGCCGCTTATCTCATCGACTACAGCTTTCAATCCTGGCGTTTGGTATAAATTTTCTTGACTAAGCGCGTCACTCGTTGACGTGTTCGGATACCAATTAATGCACCGCTGGGCGCTTAAAGGTTTTGAACGGCTCAAATAAAAACCGCTCGTAAAAGGTAGCTCAATTCGTCCCGTTCTTTGCGCCATGACTATTCCACTGTTATATAGTTGCCGGTCTCGGTTTGAATTATATCAGCGTCAATTTCTGGATAAAATTTAGCGCTGTTTTGCGACTCATTGCCCGAACCAACTGGCGTATTTGAATCATAAGTGCAAGCAATATCTAATTCGATGTAACCCATCATTGCATTGCGCGCATTTCGCTCATCGTCTTTTAAAAGTGCAATTTGATCATATGGGCCAAACTGATTGGCAAGGCGAACCGCGAGCGCTTTAACGGCCCACTCTTCCGCATAAGTTGGAATTGTGACCGTATCAGATAATGAATCTAAAATCGTGAAGCCAAGACCTAAATTAGCGTTATTTGCAAAGAGGCGGTTAGCATATCGAATGCCTGTAGCAGCCTCGCCAGCATCGAGCGCGCCCATTGCCGATGCTTGACCAATCTCTAATAGCGCATCACGTATTAGGTCTTCTGCTTTCATTTTTCAGCCTTTTTAGGTTTGTCTTTTTCAGCTTCTTCGTGTGTTAAATGATAACCCATTGATAGAAACTTTTCTTTGTTTTCTTCGTGAATCATTGCAGGCAAAACTTCGCCTTTGTGCTTAATAAAAACAGTAATAATCATAGTAACCTCAGAATGAGAAAGGGGGCCGAAGCCCCCGACTGTTAGCCCCATGAACGCGCTGAGCGCATTGGGTTGAAGCAGATAAACGCAGGTAGCATATCAACACGCATAAGCTGTTTGTTGCCACGGAAGTCAACACCGCGAGAAACGCGCATACTAATGCCTTGCTCGGTGCGAATAACAGTATCAGTTGAGTTGAGCTTAGGTAAGTCAACAAATCCGATACCAAATGAACCGCTCGCAAACGCAATGTTAGGTTTGTAAGTGGTATTCAATGCACCAAGAATGGTGAACGCATCGCCAGAAGTTAAAGCCGCGCTAATGTTATTGTATTGGCCGTTTGATTCGTAAATCGCTGGGGTAGATACAGTAACAGTAACGTTACCAGAGGCGTCAGTGTTCCCGCCAGTCAACACGGTTGCGCGCCACTTTAACGGAGCGCCAGAGGCATCGTAGAACGGCTGCCTAGTAACACCGTTAACATAGCTGCGAGCGTTCGAGCCAGTGCCGGTAAATTCAAGAACATCACCCGCGCGCACTGCGTTAGTAACCGAAGCGGTTAAACCAGTAAGCGATAAAGTTTGAGTCATTGAATCTTTTACGCTGGCATAGGTAGCGGTTGGGGTGGCCGCCAACGTACCAGAGCGCGCAGTAGTCGCACCAGATTGATAGTTGCTGAGCATGTCAGAACTCATCACAGAAACGCCAGCTACACGGCTTGGAATTTGTGCATCTTCCCACGCTGAGCGAACGTTGTTTGAAGACATGTTGGATACGCCTTGCTGCAATGAAGCGAGTTTGCCCATTGAGTAATCATTAATAACGTTTTTGATTTCACCCTTAACGCCCATTGAACGAAAGAATGCTTTTGTAGCCATGACGTCATCCCATGAGTCTACGAAAGTACCTACTGTACCAATGGTTAAGCCTGAGTTGTTAATCATAAACGTTGAGAAGTTTTGCTCAACTTTCGCCAGCATATATTGACCAATGCCGTTTAAATGGCGATCTAATTGGCGCGCGCGAATGGCTTGATCTACTGCGTTGTAGTCCAATTCGACTGTGACAACGTTTTGAACTGTGCCCGTTGATTTACCATAGACAATATCGTTTTTGGTTTGCGCAGAAACGTCACCGTCTGCTGTTTCTACAGTGCGCCATTGCATTGGGCGTGGAAACGAAATCGAGCCGCCATATTCTGGCTGATCAATGCCGCCTTCGTTCAAGAGTTGAGTATCAACCTCTTTAACTAAGACTGCGTTGCCTTCGAAGTCGTCCATGATCTTATCGGCGACTTTCTGAGTTTGTGCGGATGTATAGCTGTTAGCCATAATAAATTACCTGTAAGTGCGACCTTTTGCGTGGTCAGTTGTCAAACGTGAGCCCGACACCTTCGTTGGTGGAGGCGGGGCAGAAGTGGTCTTTTTCTGAACGGCTTTTGGTTTTACGACTTCGAGCAAATGCGCGACCGCCATCGCTGGGGGCATCATAGTCATCTCATGTATAACGTCAAAATTGTTGCCCAAATAGTTCAACATTTCTGCGCCATTCGGATGATCTAAAATAATCCCGCCAATGTGTGCGCCTAGCCCTGAATCCTCAACCGCCTTCGCTGCGTACTGCAATGCCTGATCGTTTATACCCGCCTCTTTCGCACGGCCGCGAAACGAGTTTAAGCGCTCTTGCTCTTGCTGTTGACGTAGGCTGTCGGCCTGTTCTTTTTGAGCTTTTTCCTGAATTTCGCGCTGATGCTTTTCTAACAGATAGGCATTGTATTCAGCATTTTGACGGTTGAACTCGACTGGATTGTCTAATGCTAGATCGGCATCCGGCATCGTGACTTCTTTAATCGGTTTTACTGCCTCTTGCTGTTTGCGCAGGCTTTCAAGTTCTTGCTCTAGTTTTTCAGCCTTCATGCTCTTACGATACAGCTCATTTATGCGCTGCTTGACTGCGTCTTTCTGCTCATCGAGCGATTTATCGTAGTCAATGTAATTACTTTTCGGCTTTTCTTCTGTCCCCTCGGACTCGGCAGGTAAATTTTCCGGTTTTTCTTTGGTTTCAATCACGTCCGATTGTTCGCCATCGTCAAAACCTTGAATCTCTGCGAAATCGTCTTGGTCGCTTACTTGGTCTAACATGCTTAACCCCTTTTAAGGTCTCTGTTGAATCTATAATTTACACCAATTTGCATAACTTTACAAAATTTTACGTTTTATCCGCTAGACTTTGCGCTGTTTCTGTGTATGCCTCTGCTGCGGCTGGACTAACGATAGCATCTGCGCCCATTGATGCCGATATTTTATTGAGCGTACCAGCCATAGTGTTCAGCATTTGCACCATTTGCGATTGCTGCTCATATTGCGAGTCTATCCGCCTGTTCTGCAATTCTATTTGCTGCATGGTTTGTTCAAAGTCCAGCTTTTGCTGGGCCTGCTCGGCTTTTATTAGTGCGACTTGTGTATCTGCCTGAACTTTCTGAGTTTGGGCTTGGGCCTTCTCGGTTTCAGCTTGTGCGATTAATGCCGCTGGGTCTGGCTGTTGCGGTTGTGATGCTGCCGCCTCGACCATTTTCTTTTCTTCATCGGTTAGCTGCGACTCTGGAATTTGCCCCGAATTGACCTTTTTAATGCGTATCCGCTCGGCCAGTTTATCCATTCCTGGGGCGTCGATGGCGCCCACAAAAATATCTTTGCCTTCTTCGATTATTGAAGGGTCAATAGCTCCGAGCGACTCAATCTTACGAACCGTCTCTTCGCGTTTGCTTCTAAACGCTACGCCAATATCGCAATAAACATCATAGCTGCCTTCGGTTAAATCATTGACTTTAACAGGGCCGTTTTCAGTCTGGATAACCTCGTATAAAACTGCGTTTTCGTAGCTGCCATCCTCGCCAATCGTGCGAACTTCTTTTTCTGTGTCGTGCAGTCGTGGGTAGGCCCTGATACAGATTTTTGCTAGCTGAAGAATAAATCGCTTAGTCGCATTGAAAAACTCTAATTGTCCAACGTCACCTTTGTGCTGAATCATTTCAATCGCTTCGGCAGATTGACGAGCAAACTGCTTACCATCGGCAGGGCCAAACATGCCGCTAGAATCATCTAGGCCGCCACGGGCCAATTCAATGACGTTTAATAGCGCTGGGTTTACCGCTGGAGCATCCATAACGAAAGGAGGCGCAACACCGTCAACGTGATCATAAAATTGTACGGGGTCATTGTTTTTATTGATTGTTTTTAGCTTGTCGGTGTAGTTTTTAAAGTGGTCCTTAACGGCAAATATTTTGCCTTTTGGAGCTAGAGCTGTATCACTTACATAACGACTAGCCGAATAATTTAATACGCGCTGCTCGTCAACCATATCAACCAGCATACCGTGACTAGTTGGCTTGTTATTGATAATTTCGAAATAGGGCAACAACGGCACAACGGGCAACAAATCAAAGACCGTTTCTTCCTCTTCGTTTAGCCAGTTTTCTGAGTCATAAAAACGAGAGCATATTTTGTATGAGCGTTTTACTCTTGACTTTACGCCAGATAAATCAGCGCCCGCCTTTTCAAGCTCTTTGTAGTCCTCTTCGCCAATTACATCACCACCAGGTAACTGATAGATTTTTTTATTGCCCCACTTTTTATAAAACAGTTGCGAAACAATAGTCCCGCTACGGTTGTGACAAAATGAGTTATTGCGAGAGTGATCTGATAATGATTTCGCAGCCTTGGCTTTATCTTCACCAAATAGCTCCTCTAGCTCATCATCGGATAGGTGGTGATCTACCGTTACAGCCTCAGCATCTTCGGCCACGTTCGACTGCCAATTGCCGAAAAACCATACTCGGTTTATGGCGTCTGGTACTGATCGAATAAATAGCGTTTGATCGAATGAGTCTGGGTCGCAGTATTCCTGCTCAATCATCGCGCAGTCAAAACCACAGACCATACCACGCCTGGCTGCTTTGGCGTAAATGTCTTGGGCGCGTGAATCGTACTCAGTAGCACGGAATAGTCCAGCTAAGATAGCGGCCGTCTTTTCTTCACCGTCACCGCTGGCGGGCTTTACGTTAACCTGAACATCTTGCGAAGCCAGCTCGCCCCACGCTTTATTTAGCTTGCCCTTTGCCTTGTTAAAGCTGAATCGCGGACGGTTGTAGGTTTCAAAATCCTCATAGACTGTATCTTCCCAAAATCCATCTTTTTTTGCATCCATAATAATCAGATCGCGCATTTCATCGCGCAAATCCGATTCCACTTCTTGAGCTAGTTCGCGCTCTTTTATGACTTTTCTGTGATCGTCCCACTTCATATTTATGGCCTCAGTCGAAATCTATGTGTAACGGTTCGTTGTCTACTTTAATCTGCCGCTGCATCATCATAACAACGTCAGCGCGGTTAGGGCTGTCAATGCCTAGCTTTTTCATCTCGGGCTTAGAGAGTATTTGAATGCGGCCACCCTCTTTTAGCGGTATCCTACAAATCTCCGCTTTTAAGCCGTTTATATCCTCAATGTCACTGCTAAAGGATAGCAAATCATCGGGATTATATACCACCTTACCCGATTTTACCGCAATGTATGTCCTAAGCATACGATCTGCCAATCGGGTATAGTATTGCGCGCGGCAATTTACAAAAGTCTCTTTATTTGACTTCTGCTTTTCGATGTCGATCTCTGTGACTTTTTGATATTTTGAATCGGGATTATCAGCCGCCAACGAGCCTTTGAACTGAGCCACGGTTATTTTTTTACCCTTGAACCCCTGCTCAACTTGGTATGTTGCCCCAGCCCCTAGGCCGTCACAGTCCCACGTAAACGCGTCTGGCTTAACGCCCACGGTCAATGATATGGCTGTGCCTGTCTTGCTTACGATATTGCCGCCAGTGATTTCTTTGACCATTTTAACGACTGATCCGTGTTGGTAGCCCCATGCGCCAGGGTCATCTCCTTGGTCTGCTGGGTCATACGCACAAATTTCTTGCCCTAACGCATCAAACCCTAGTTTGATATGAGCATCGACACAAGCATCGAACCACTCTGGTTGAATGATCGCGTTATCTATCGTCTCTAGATAGTCGCCTAGCCATTTGTGACGGTACTGCGCGGGCGTCATGTTGGCCTCATCGCTGGCCCTTTCCGCTTCCAGACCTGAGGCAATAAACCAACTGCGCGGCATGTCAGGGTAATTTGCTTGAACGATTAAAAGCGCGTCATCTTCGTAGTATTTACCGCTTGCCAGTGTTGACTCTGCGCGCTCTAGCCATTTTTTGGCTATCGGGTCATTGCGTGAGCCTCGGTTCATCGACACCCATATTTCAGGTGTTGGCATATTCTCAATATCTATGCCCTGTTCGAGCATTAGCTGCACGTCTTTTGCGCTGTTTCTGAGTGATGCTGTTAAAACTCGTAGCGTGTTTTCTGAGGCGCTTTCGCCCTCCTCAATCCACAAACCTTTAACGCCTGATAACTGGCCTTTAATGCTTGTGATATTGCGAGCGATACCGATGAAGAAAGCATAGCCGCCTGAAACGTGGCTGATCGTTGTAGCTGTGGCAGTGAACCCCGCCATGCCGTGGCGCTCTATCTCATCGAGAAGCGTTCGATATACCGACTCATTGATTGAGTTTTGAAACTCACGAGCGCAGCACCAGATATTACCTTGGCTTATGCTTGATAGCACATAGTCAGCAATGAACGTGGTCTTAGTCGAACCACGCCCACCGACTGCAATTTTAACCCGCTTTTTTTTCGTTATTAGCGGGCCGAATTTGTCTATGCACTTAATCTGAATCTTTGTTCACCCCAACAAATGTAATCGGCTCGACTTGAATGGGGCCACCCTTGGCGCCTGTAAGCTGCGTTTCTGCTTTGTCGCTGTAGCCATGGTTATGCAAAATTAGCTTGCTTATAGTGGGGTTTAAATCGCCCGTAAGCGATCCATTTAGCGTTTTCTGCTCTTGCTTTGTCGCAATTAAATCAAGCGCGTCCGAAAACATAGGATAATCAGCCGCCCATAGATAGATTGACGACTTCGCAACTTTGATAAAACAGGCAAACCCAGCAACACTCGGAACAGCATCGCCAAGGCTCTCGTATGTATCTAGATACTCACTTACAGCATCTACAAAAGACTCTTTGTATTCAGTTGGTCTTGCCATTTGTCTCTCGCTTAACGCGCTAGGCGTCTCTAATAAAACATTAATCTAATTGGATTGTAACGGGGCTTGCTGTCGATGGCTTAACTACGCGATAAATGCCTGAACCTGTCACGGACGTTTTGAAATGCAAATCCGCACTTAACTTGTAGGTTGACAACCTCGGAGCCTGATACCCCAGAGCATTTTAGCCCTAATGATTTCGAGCCGTCCGTGATGCACTCTGATGACGTTTCTGCCGCTGTTACGTTGTTAAAAAGTATCATGGTTATTCCTCTTTTGTTTTAACCATACTAACACAGATTGATTATTGAACGCCTGATGAAGTTAGGCCGTATGATGCCAGACCGTAGTTTGTTACTGATGCCGAAGCCAAGCCGCTAATTACGTTAGTTATAGAACCGTCAACGATCGTTATTTCGTAGTAGTACATTTTACCGGCAGTAGGGCCGCTCGACGGTCTTAACCATCCCGTAACTGTTCCCGCTGCTGTTACTGTTATTTTACCGTCTACGGCGATATTTAAATCACTGTATTGGACGTAGTAAAAGTCAGCCGCGTTTACTGTGTGGCCGTCATCCGCAAAGGCTTTACTTATGTAGGTTGCGTCAGTGGTGTTGGGTGATGAAAACGTTACTTTTGTTTCACCCGTTTTATATGTGACGTTTTGAGAGCCTTGGGCGCTTTCAGAGCCGTTTGTAAATGTAAACAAAACGCTTGACGGTAGCGCTGGGTATTGTCCAGCCTCTACTCTATCCGATATATCAAACGTCATGTTTGTTGCAGTTCCGCCATAGTTTGAAGCTGTTACACCTGCCGCGTTTGTTGTTATTGTTGGCCGTGCTGTAAACCCAGTTAGAACCGCTGGGGTGCTGGTTTTGCCTGCTGGTATAGACGAACCACCATTGATAGACGTTACACCCTGAGCCGCTGGCAAGTCCTCAGTTATAGCATATACACCCCACGAGCTATTGCTGGTCGAGGTGTTTACCGAAAATGTTGCCGGAAGGGTTGAGCCGTTGGATGTGTGATTATTCCTCTGGCTACCAGTTAAAGTTCTAATGCCGACCTTAAAGCCTGAGCTAGTCGAGGCTGATGGAGGTGCCAGACCTATACCTATGCGCTTTCCAGCGTGAGCGCTAATGTCAATTGCCAAGCCAGTCGCTTTAACGTGTACATCAACACCCCCAGCCGTCAACGTTGCTCCATTGTATGCAATGTTTTGAGCTGATCCGCTGATCAGCGTATCGGTATCTAAATCATAAAGCCCAACCTGAACCGAACCGCTTGCCGTCCCATTGGATGCCGCGATAGTCCACAGCACCCCATATTCCGTTATTTTTTGATTAGCGGGCAGTGTTACTTGGTGGATGCCACCCTCGAACTGTTTAACAGTGGTCAGATTGAATGCGGTACTGGTAAAGCCGCTAGTAGTGTTATCGCCAATGATTGTAGTCATTAAATCATACTCAAGTAAGCTGATGCGAAGCGTTGACCTATTGTAGCCAAGCTGGATGCATCGTAGTGATCAGAGTCGAACCATGATAAATCACGCAAATCGACACACTTCATTCCTGCATTAGCCGCATCTAACGCAAATAGAGCATCATTGATTGTTGTAGCGTTGGCCTTGTCTGGCTTTATCGTCCCCATTATCCACGGGGTTGTAGATGATATGCCAACAACACCAGAAAGATAGTCATTGTATGCCGTCTGGTAGCGAGACTGAAATAAGCTGGCTGGCGATGCTCCAGCGTCAGCGTCTGATTCGCCCAGAATAGATAAAACACCGCAAAGACGGTTATAACCACCTGGAAGGGCTAATGCACTTGCAAACCGAGCCCGAGCGCTAGTATCTAGTGAGTTTCCAGTATTCCAATATCCACCGTTAAAACTAGTACCACCTTGCGCACAAGGCACTAACAGAATTTTACGATTTCCAGTTAACCTTGGTACAAGCGCTTTTACAAACTCAAGCCAAAACCCCATTTGACCAGCGTTTTCGTTAACGTGATCCAGTGGGTTTGTTGCTGCGCTAACTGTTTGAGAGCTATAGCCAAACTGAAACACCTTGCCGCTGATTGCAGAATAATCATCATCTATCCCAGTGCGGATATTTGCGCGGCCTATTGTGTTTGATTGCGCTTTTGTCATCCAAAAAATATCGTAACCTTCGTTTGCATCAAAACCGCTTACCAGTTTTCCTATGCTCGGGTCGCGCTGTAAAGTTATCGTTTTTGCTGTCATTTTACACCAATGCGATTAGGATTTTTTTTGCTACTGCTTTCAGTATGTCGCCCGCTGGGAATCCTGCTACCATCGCCAAAATTATGACGCCTGATGCCAGCATGTAATATTTCTGCGCTTTCTGTTTTCCGCTTTCGTATGCGTCCAAGTATTTGATTAGGCGCTTTTGCTCTTCGGGAGTTATTGCTGAATCTTCTAAGTGTTTCAAAACTCGGTCGACGTTTTCAGTGAGTAAAAAGCCATCACCCTCTAGTTTTAAAATCTTTTCTCCATGCTCTGATAATGTTGAGGCATGTCTGGCCATTTCGTGGCGCAGGTCGTTATTGTCGATCGCTGTTTTAAGCAATTCGCGCATGGTATCTACGAACTCCTGCTGTCTGTCTGGACAGCTATTCGCGACTGATTTTACGCCTGCATTGTCCTGCATAAGTTCCCACTCGAATTAAAGGCTTAAACGGTTCGACTTCTTTATTGTTGGCCGATTTTACAGCATAAATAAGGCCATTTACAGCCGCACTTATCATATCAGACTTGACTTGCGATTTATCCCTTTCAAGTCTTGTCAGGTAATTACCTATTTGATGAAGCCTAGCCGTTTCGTTCATATATTTTACATCATAATCAGGTATTTTGCTGCTAAAGCCGTTAAACATACCGCTATCGTAGCTAGGTTCCATAGGATACGCTGCTCGCTCATAAATTGAACATTACTATCATTTAGGGGCATTGAAGGATTGGCCATGAATAAAATCACGCGCACCCCCAAAAATAGGCCCATAGACTCGCCAAACCCTAAAAACTGGTCTGTTGCCAGCTTTACGCTAAGGTCAATCGCTACGGCTGCCGTGGATGCTGCAATCATCATTCCGACAAATAGCATAATTTTTGCCGTTGCAAAATCCCACGCCATATCAACGGCCTCTTTCATTGTGTTAGGCGCTTTCATCTATCCCTCTACTGTTTGAGTGTTTTTACGCATAAATCGAGAGCCGATTCTAGTTCAATGATTCCGGCTCGGAGACTAAAATAATCCTGTCTAGCGTCTTGATCAAGCTCTGGCGCTCTTTCGTTAGTTCGGGCGGTATCGGCAGCTTGGGGCAAGCTTGGACAATGGGCCTTTGGGCGCAGCTTGACAGCGCCAGAGTCAACCCGATTGCGTAAAATGCTAATTTCATGTTGGGCCTCGTCAATTCGATTTAAGTATTCATTTTGCAGGTTTGTATAAGCTTCGATCTTTCGATTTAGCTCTTTTTCTGTTGCTGTTTTTACCGCGATTATCTGCTGTTGCTGTTCGACAATGTCATTTAGCTGGTTCCAGCGCATGATGACTAACCACACGACACCCAAAACTAAAGCGATCAATAAAATCCTAAACTGGAGCATATTTTTTACCGTCAAATGTTAGGTTTTGCTGCCGTGGAATTTCAGCTAAGCCAATGTGAATCCATGAAGGCTCAAGGATTAGCTGATCGTAAACAATGCCCGATTTTCTGATAGTCGAAAAAATATCGCCTAAATCCATATCACCGACAATGAAATCAGCCGCCAACCCATGAAGGTGCGCGCTTGTTTTCGAGCCTTTGACTTTTTCGTTTACTTCTTTTGACCGATAGCCGCTCAAAATGCGGATAGGTTTATCGTGACAGGCCGTGCGGACTAATTCTAACGCCTCGGCCAGCGTGTAAAGGTTTGATTTTGCGTAGTCTGGAGGCGTGTTATCCAACCCTGTTTTGGTAGTTGTAAGCTCTTCTAGCGTAAAGTGTTCACTTAGATTCATTAGTGCGCCCCAGATGCTTGTCTATCGTGTAAGTTCCGCCCACCGTTGCGAGTAGAGCTGTAGAAATCCACTCCATGGAGCTAGCAGCGATTCTAACCATTTCGATCTGGTTGTCATCGTGAGCGTCTAAAATTGCAAGGGCTATAGCACTCCCAAAACCGAACAAAACACCCGTTAACACTGTTACAACGAGAGCGAGGCCATAGCGTTTTACACTGGGTTTATCGGTCTTTGAGTCTTGAACAAATTGAGCTAACCACGCTAGTAAATTCATACTTGCCCCATTTAAGTTTTATCAATTTTATGATATTTGAGCGCATAAAAAAAGCCCGCCTTTTGAGCGAGCTGTTTTACCGCATTTTAACGAGTGCGGACTCGACCTAAGATGGTGCCCTACTGTGTACGCCTTTCGCGGTGAGCATCGCGGGCAGTGGTCAGATAACCTGAACGGGTCTAACGTACCTATTTGCGAATCTGCATCACCCGCGGCCACAGATTAAAAGCCGCTTTTGTTCGCCCTATTACGGGCCAATGTGGGGCGCTCACACAAAAGAGGGTTGATTATTACAGTATTTGATAATCTCGGTTCTATGCCCGCTGGCTTTAATCAACTAGAAACGGCCTGCACGTTGATAATATCCTCGGACGATAATTTCAAGAGCATTGCAAGCCGCTTTTAGTTGCCCACTCGTGAGAATGGGCGGGTCTACTGTCAACACGCACTAGCGTCCTGCTAGCCGTCTAATTCTACACCATTTGCACACGCAAAACAAAACCATAGCGCACTCATCCATATAACAGCCAATCCGTAAACAGTTATGATTGACAACATAATCCCTCCATATCATTTTCGTGGCGTCACGGAAATGATACCCGCAAACGCTTTTAGTTTTTCCGCCATTTCTGGAGTTACATAAAACTCCACCTTTACAAGTCCGGCCGCTTTTTGTCTTTCTCGTTGCGCAGCCTTTCTTTGCGCTGGTGTTTGGGGCGCTTTCGCGCCCTTGTCGTTAGTCATTGCTGTTCTCTCATTTTTGGTGGGAGAGTTAGCAGAATTTCTTTAAGTTCTGGGTTTATACGATCATCAACACACACGGGGGATCCATCAGCATCTACCACTACCGCGCTGTCGAATGAATAAGCGCTTTTATTTATATTTTTTGTAACGCCATAAACACCGTGTTCGGAAATTTCAAACCAAAATACTTCAATTCCTTGATTTGTGTCTTTGCTTAAAAATTCGACCATTTCATTCACCTATTTGTTTTTCTGTCGCGCCATTCGCTTCAGTGAGATCATCATCTCAAATAGTGACACGTCACGCAATCATCTTTACACTTCTTTACACTTCAGCTCCTTAATCTTGCTCTGATAATGTTTTGCTATCTCTGCGTAATCCGCTGCACTTCGCTTAACTACGGTTGACAGTTCAAGCGCCTCAACTCGCTCAATTCCTATTTTTGCGATAAGTCCAGCGCGGTACATTACTAGGTTTCCGCTTAGGTAGTTATTACAGGCTACGCACTGCTTATGGCAGTTGTCTTCGTTAAATCTTAAATCAGCTCTGGCCCCTACTGTTTTGTAGTGCCCTGCGTGCCATTGGCCGCCCCAGTCTTTTGGCTTATCGCAACTAATACACCCTAAATCCCTGTCGCGTAACCGTATAAACTCGTTAAAAGCCTTCTGCGCCTTCGATTTTTGGAAGCTGGCGTCATTGGATAGCATCTCATCCTTTCTGGCCTTGTGCGCACGTTTAGCAAGTTTTTCAGACTGTTTAACCGCTAATGCAATGGCGCAACTTGGCGAGCAAGCCTTTTGTAAAATCCTAACCGGTGTAAATTCCTTTTTGCACTCCCTGCATTTTTTTAATTTTACTGCTCTTTGCATACTAGCCTTAAATAAAAAGTTAAGTTATTGATTTTGTTAGAAACACGAAAAAATAAAAACCGGAAATATACGGTCTTCACTGTATATTCCTCTGTTATATTTGTTTTCTCAAGAAGTGGTCATCCTGAATAATTTCAAATATTTCATGGCTCTCCGCACCATGCTTTTTTGCTAAAGTGATTAACTTCCTGCACATATCATTAAGTGCGAAGTTGGTAGCGGTTTTACTTTCTAAATCTTTCCTAAGCCCCACTATCACAGCTTTGTCTCTAGCAATTTTGTCTTTCATTTTTAAAACCACCCCAAAAATATAACAAATCGTTGCAGCATCACTCCGCTGCGCTACGTTGGATGGGCTGCGCCCACCGCTGAACTCGGCGTTATGCGGTCGCAATTGTGTAGCTTTTTGCTATCGCCTTTGCATCGAGCAAAGCATTGTGTGGAACTGAAGATTCTTTTGAAGTTATACCCCAATGCAAGTAAAAAGTTATATTTTGCATTGCTGGGCATTCACCGCCACCAACTTCTATTAAGTCACAAAAATGCTTTATATCGGTAGGCCAATCTGCAATAACAGTTATATGCTCAAACATGGAAAAAATTTCAGCAATTCTATTTGCTACTACTTTTTTATCTACATACACAAAAGGCGCACTGCAATGATGAAGCACAGGAATAACATTTTTAGCTACCCAGTCATCTTGTGCGCAATCTTTAAAAATGGCGTAAATTTCTGGCGCAAGCCCTTCTACTTGAGGCACCATTGCAAAACTAATAAGCTCACCTTTAAAGCCGTCAAACTCGCAATCTATAAAAAATTTCATGCTTAAACCTCGCATAACAAAGTTATCAAGCGGACGCTATCTAAGTCCGCGTATTTATCATTTGTGAAACGTGCGCCGCTTATAACGGCGTTATGACTTGGCGGTTGAATTAAATACTGCGCAAGCCCAAACAGCATAAGCTCCGTAAGCAATAAATAAGATTCCAAAAATCGGGTCGAGCCAATGCTCAAACCGTTCGCCAAAAATCAATTTTTCAACACTTGCCTCAATAATGTTAAAAAACACAAAAAATAAAATCACTACAAGAGTGCTTGTTACTGGATTACCTTTGCATGATGCAGCCAATGTCATTACTGAATTTTGCAGTTGTTCCATAATTAGTTCTCGCTTCGTTTAATTGGTCATAACAAGGCGTAGCAGCATCACTACGCCTTCGGCTTCGTTCGACGCTATAGCGGGCGCGGCTGTACATTGGCGTTAAACCCCAACAATAACCGCCTCAAACTCACAATGACTATACCGCCCTTTGTTTTTGTGGCCTTCCGGGATCGCGTCATTGCATTTTAAACACTCTCTAAGCTCGGACTCCATTGCGTCATTTAGTATTTGTGACTTTTTACCCTGTAGTGCGCACGTAAAAGTAAACTCAATCTCATCGACTTTTAAACCTCGCTTTTCAGTTTCGAAAACGACTCGCAGCGTTACTATATATGTAAACTCAGCGTTCATAATCCATTCGCTTGATGATGCCCATAGGTTTTGCACAATTATCCTCTGTGTCGGATTTTTGTGCGTAACATTTCCCGCGATTATTTCCGCATTGTTTTCAAACGGATTTTTATCAGTCCATGTAAGCGTTAGCCCTTTCAGTCCGCGTCTTGCGCGCTCCATGTAGGACGCAATTTTCTTTTTATGCCCGCTTCGCTGCCTGGGTTTTCGTAGTGCTGTCATTGTGCCTCCCTGTAGCTCTCATACTCTTTAATCGCTGGCTCACTCCATTTCGTGCTCATCATTGCACCAGTGGAGTAAAGGAATTCAACAAAATCACGAGCTACCTTTTTACCCCATTCTTTAGTGCTTGGCCGAATGCTTATATTCTGCCCTGTGATTGGGTCTAGAAAATTACTAGGCGCTTTCGGTAGCTTCTCGCCAAGCTGCGCGTATTCGTTTGCGAACCACATTACAAGTAATGCTTTGCATTGCTCTGCGTCATAGTCTTTCATGGCTATGCGCCTGCCTGGCAGCGTTAAAACTCCAGTTTTGTTTATGTCGCCAATCATCGCATGAAACTTCTCGCGCTGGCCTTCGCTTTTAGGCTCTTCTTTTTGCGGCTCCTTTCCAGCGTTATCAACCGTAACGCGAACCGGCCCCGATTCTAACAGCTTGCATATTTGCCCATCGAGCGCATTAAAAGCGCGATTGATCTGCTCCTTCTGAGTTATTGTTAGGCTAGGCATATCCCGTTTTCCCTGCAAAATTCATCACGATATTTTACCACGTTGGCAAGTAACTTGCCGCTTTTGGTGTATCGGATATTTTTTAATTTGATCTCACATTTAAACCCAACTCCTACGCTTTTTGGAGTGATGTATTTGTATTTTTCCTTGTTAGTTTTGTGCTCTTCAATGTCTTTTTGAAACTGCACTTCATCTTGATACATTGAGTAAGGGTCGCGTGATATTTTCGGTGGATTTACAATTAATCCGCTGGCCTTTTTGTCTGCTTCTTTGGCTTTGGCTACTTTGATTCGCTTTTCAGCCATTGCTACGCGAATCCCGATTCACATTCACCACTCTTACCAATTGGCACAACCTCTATGCGGCCCCCGCTGCGCTCAAACGCTTTAGTCTGGCGATCAATCTCGGCAGATAAATTAACACGCAACGATAAACTAGGATTTTCCCGCATCGGCTTTCTTTCTTCTATTAGCATTTTTTCCCCTCAAAATATTTGAACGTGTACCAAGCGCCTTCGATATGATCATCATCGTAGCCGCCTCGAACGTTGCGCAATGTACGAACCATTTGCCGCGCCTCTTTTTTCGACTCAGTGTAGAGAAACTGGGCGCAGTACCATATTTCAAACTTCTGGCGCACTTAAAACTCCAGTCGGTTAAACCGATTTAACTTACAACCTAACCACTCGTGGCGCTCTACATAAAAGCTCCACTTTCCGTTTAGTATTGGCATTATTTCACCTTTTTGTACTTTCGGTTGAATCTTTGCACTTCTTTACATATAGATTGTATGCCTCAATTGGACTATCAGCTTTGCAAAACTCGATAAGAGAATAACCAGTAAAATAACCATCAGATGCAAAGCCAAGTTTTCCACAAAGCCATTTTTTTGCATTTTTGCTGTAGCAAATGTGAATTTTTGCACTTGGAGCATACTTTAAAAATCTAAATCTTCCAGACCTTACGGCATAGCTATCAGCTAAATGTGTATAAATTTCTTCACTACCCGCAACTCTTTTACGGCTAAAAAATTCTGGTAAAAATGCCATTTTAATCACCCTATTGGCTTTCTAATCAACTGCCAGCCCTTGCACGTTAGGCAGTGTATTAAACCTACTGATTGAAAAAATACGCCCGTACCTGTTAAAGAGTGGGCGCAGTCGCATTTAATCGGTGGCAACGTGCTAAACGCCTTCACCCTTCGCCCAATCTCGGCTTGTGTCGTCATACTCATAACCCCGATATAGTTTTATGCCTAGTTTGTCGATCTTTGCTAAAAGCCAAATCATATTATTCCAGCCTCTTTGCGCTGCTCTGATTTTTGCTTCATATATTTTTCATACGCTGCGCTTTTTGTTGGGCTGAACCCAAGACCTTTACACCAAAAATCATTGCGTAGTATTGTTTTGCATACCTTTCGCCAAGATGGAACTTTCCCTTTGTTTTCTAGCTTTACTTCAACCTTATCAGGGATACCGTTTTCATATCCTCTCGTTGACCACCAACGCAAATAAACAAAGATTTTATTCTTGTAATGCTCTGCTGTTCTTTTTGGCATTGTTTCAAGCAAATGCTTGGCGAATGACTCAAATGTATGCCCCTCTGGAATTGATATAGAGTAGTTACCCATTACCGCACCCTTCTCATTTGCGTATAGCGCTCCAGTGTTTGCACCTGCAACCCTAAGCGCCAACTTAGCCCACATTTCAGGCTCGCAAACTTGATAAAGCCACAATCCCTTTCTAGCTTCATCGCCAAAAGGCTCGCAAATTCGCATTTGAGATAGCTTCATACCTGACTGAAGCATTAGGTCATATAGCTTGTTGTATTCAAGATCATTTTTCCCAAGATAAACCCAAATATCTTTTGTTTTCCAGTCATAAATAGGATACACATTCCACGCATTTTCTATTACATTTGTTGTCCATGGCTTTCCATCAAACATGGGTTTGTTTCTGGCTATAGTCCTAAACCGATTTAACGATTCATCCGCACGTATTCCTACAAACTGAGCCAATGGCTTACCTTGTGCGTACCATTTAGCAAAACATGGAACAAACTCCTCAAAAGGCATTCCATAAAAGTAAAAGTCAAAAAACGACTGATCTGTTATCGACCATTTTGATGGTTTGCGAACCCACAAATCCTTTTTGTTTTCATCCCATGCCGTCCATTCTGGCTCAAATTGACTTGTTGCATTCCATGTCTTCATTGGCAATGAAACCCAAAATGGCTCAATATAGTCAGAATACTTTTCAAACATTGCCTCAACAAACGAAATTGTTGAGCGCATTTGACATTCCCAATCTATAAACAAGCATCCAACTTTTACCTTACGCTTCATTGCCTCTTGCATAACCAGATGAAGCATAACTGTAGAATCTTTTCCGCCAGAAAATGATATGCAAATTCGCTCAAAGTTATCGAACACATATTCAATTCGCTCTTTTGCTGCCGAAAGAACATCAATACCAATATAATTTTTAGGCATGAATTTTCTCCAAATAATTTTCCTTCCATTGCTTTATATGCTTTTTTGCTGCCGCATTAGCTTTATCTTTTATGGAGTCCGGCAAATACCCCCAAGACTCCTTTGTAATATCTTCGGGGCATTCAATACCTATTGCTGCCGCTGCCTGTCCAAGCCATGCAACCTGGTTTACACCTGAATTTGTCAGATTAGCTTCGCACGATATTGGCCACTCGGTGACAACACGCATCATGCAAGCCTCAAATAAATCGGTATCGCTCATAAAAGCTACGCATTGGCTTATTTTTTCTTTCTTATCGATTCCTAGTGATGTTTGCCACATTACGCTTTTAAACTCTTCGCACTTTGAAAAGTGATGATACTTCCGCTTAATTCTCACTTATTTCCTCTCCCTCAAATTCTTCTTGCCCAATATCATCAAAACTCTTTGCTTCCCACGCCTCACTATAGTCTGCGTCTTTGAAAGCAAATGCCAACCCTTTAACCTGCTGCAATCTTAGAACCTCATCCGGCTCCATTCCAAGCTCACTAGCAATTCTCTCGTCACTCCAAAAGCGTCTTTTTAACTCGACAACAATGTCGCTCATTGATGAAACACTGTGCTTTCCTCTTGCTCTATTGTGTCGAATCGTTGCGGCCATCCTGTCGTTTCTGTCGTGACGATCATCAGAAAGCTCAACAATTGGTAAGTAGCCCATAATCATTTGGCTAACCTGCTCTGACTCTTTTCCAACGCGGTGACGATGAAATCCATCAACAACTTCATGACCATTGTTTGGCCAAGTGACAATTGGCTGAGTGTACCCATCAGAAATTATTGAGTGCTCAAGCAGTTTCATTTCTGGTGGAGCCACGCTGTTCGGGTTGTAGTCATTTGCATGAACCAAATCCGATTTTACCCACTTAACAAAATCAACGGGACTTTGTTTGAATGGGCTTATATTGTGTATTGCTTGGCGTATTTCGTTTATAGCTGATACTTTTTCATCCGTATCAAGCTTTTCAAGATCTTTAATCAACTGCTTTATTTGTTCAATCATGCTTTTCTCCTAAAATTAGAATTTTAAAGTTTTCCATTGGTTTTTGTACCTTCTTTACATTTCTTTACACTTTGGATAAATGTTGATCGCGGAGTAAAATTCCATCAGCCAAACTTGTTACAGTCCCCAAGTATTTATTTTTTACGATAACCTGGAATCGCTCAGCGCTTTCCCGTGCGAATATGCACTTGTATTTAGCTCGGTTTGATTCGTACTCTTCCATTTCTCGATCAAATTCTTTCATTTTTTATTCTCTCCAGTCGTTCTAAATCAGCCTTTTCGGCATCGGTTAAAGGTTTTGGCTCTGGCTTATCGTCTAGCATGGCTAAAAGCTCTTGGCAGCGCTCTGAGCCTGTTTTATATCGTTGTTGCTTGTGCTCCATTGGTTCGGGTAGTCCTAGGGGTTTAAAGTGATTGTATGCGCCTGCCTGAACGCCTTCTTGAATTACCGCCTCGGCAGTTCCGTCAATCACCCCGATTACCTTGGGAATAGTTAAAAATCTGTAATCAGCATGGTTAGCGGCCATGAGCTTGCGAAGCTTTTCAAATCCTTGGTCAACTTGCTCCTTGGTGAAGTGGCGTAGCTTGTTGGCGTAGTCGCGCTTGGTTATCGACTCGGTGCGCTCGTCTGGCATGGCTTGAGCGTAAAAGCGCTGATCACTAAGCTTTAGCTTTGCGAAGAAGTACGCAATAACGTTGCGCTCGTTTTCATCAAGTGGAAGCATTGGCTTTGCTGGTTCGCGTTGATTGGTGTAACCAATTAAGCCTTTTTCGTAATCGCTCATCAGAAGTTCCTCGCGCGTTCTAGGTCAAAAGTGTAGGCGTTGCGTTCGGCTTGTTTCTCTGCTGCTGTTTTGTATTGGCCCTGTGCAGAGTTTTGCATCCATTGAACCTCAAAACCTCGCCATCCACGGGTAACGCATTCAGCTATGCATTGGTCAACTGAGTAGCCAAAGGTTGCCGCCTTGCGTAGCTCAACAGCAAAGCGGTTGATAACAGTTTGGCTAACATTGGCTTTGAGCCTTTTGCGCATAGATAGCCAGTCTGCCATAGTCTGATCGCTTGGCATTGAAGGCCAGCAAGAGTAATCGAGTTGAACTTTTTTAGGCGCAGCCGTTTGAGCCGTAGGCGATAATGATTCTATGACGGTTCTATTTGACGGTTCTATGACGGTTCTGGGTGCAGCTCCTGCACTGGGGGGGTGCAGCTCCTGCACTGGGGGGGGTGCAGCTCCTGCACTACCTAGTGAATCTCCTGCACTACCTACCAACATATTTTTATTGATTTTGTACATGTTTGAAGTTTGTTCGCCAGCCTTGAATCTGCTTTCAACTGAAAGAAATCCGCTATCAACTAACGCGCCAATATGATTGATTACGCTTCTACGAGACATTTCACACTGTGATGCGATAGTTGCAAATGAAGGCCAGCACTCCCCATCATCGTTTGCGTTGTCGCATAGCTTCAAAAGGACTAGCTTTCTAAGTGGGTTATTTACCCTTGCATCAAATGCAAAAGTTAGGTATTTGATGCTCATTGTTGTTTATCCACTGACAAGGTAAATTTTTCTGCTATTCTTCTAAGCGCTTCTGAAACACGGCTATTATTTTCTTCGATTGAAAGCTGTATTGAAATTTCTGCTTTTCTCTTTTTCCATGCATTCGCAGCATCAGAAACACAACTAAAAACACCTAAATGCTCTTGTTTCTTTGAAAAAGGATTTCTACATCTTGCTATTAGAACTCCCTTACTTTTATGAAACATAACACCTATTGGATATTTACCCCTTTTCGAACCGCAATCAGTTAAAAAGCTATTGACTCTATGAGAAACAAAGCAGCACTTTTCAGGGGAATAAATATTATTACCATTATCAATAATATCCTTATCGAGCTGCTTTCCTTGCCAATCTTGAGATTCCATCCATTTTTTAAAATTGGAAAAAGTTAGCCAATCATGGCATACAATGCAGTCACTATATGTAGGATTTTTTTTATGAAAATTTGATGAATAACACCTCTGAAGCATGTTCACCCATGTTCTGTAATATGGGCAAACCCATAACCTTATTTTTTTATTATTTTTTTGCTCTGTTATTGATGTTTTATAATTTGAATCGTTAATTCCGATCCCATACACATTTTTTTTATGCATAAAAAAACGCCTTTAGAGTAGCCCTTGGAGACAGATACCGTGACCAGGTACTGGCAAAAAGGATTAGCCATTGTTTACGGTAAACAAGAGCCACTCTAAAAGCGTCTAAAGTCTACCTAGTTCTTTTCCCGCCCTCTGTCACAAAGGCACCTTTCGGCTAAGGGTAGCGCGTTCGTTTCCTACTAGCGCACATTAATTATACCATCATGTTCAAAAAACTCAATTATATGTACACAAACCAACCATATGTACATTTGACAAAATGGCGTTTATATGGCCTAAGCGTCCTTAGTCCTTGGACTGTGTACATGTTTTCATAAATAAAAACCTAAGTGGTTGATATTTAAGGAAACGCGAAAAAATAAAAACCGTGATATGACAGCGTGCGCTGTATATTCCTCTGTTATATTTCAAATACCTTGAAGCATTTACTACATCGGTAAACATGAAAATGCGATGGAATTCCGTCACCGCCCTTACTGCTATGGTAATCATGAACATCAAAGAACTTATCGCTAAACCAGCAAATTGATCCATCTTTTACATGACCAAACCCAAATAAACATTTAATTGCCCACCATGCTTTTTTCATATCAAAATCCAAATATAACAATGTTATGAAACGGATGCGGCATAACACCGTGTTTTAAATTACTACCTACTGCGCACCGTTTATAACGGCGTTAGCTGTTGTCGCATTTACAAGAAGTAACTGTGACTTGCCAGCACCCTTCAAATTTAGGCTGAATGGTGCATCCGTCCGCAATCCATTGGCCTAGAATTTTTCCAGCTTCTTTTCGCTCAGTATTTTGGTAATCCATTGCCCCAACAATCAAACCGCATTGGCAGATTGCAATAAAGCCTTTAGGTTGTAATTTTGCCATTTTGTTTTTCACTCCGTTAAGTTTCAGCTAACAAGGCGTACCATCCGACAGCTACGCTGCGGCTGTACATTGGCGTTACATTCACTCGCTAGGTATGTTTTCTTTAGTCAAAGAAACAAACTTCTTATTTGCAATCCACTCATCTTGAGTAAATCCGCACTTAGTACATTCTCTTCGCTGCATAACTTTTTCTTGCTTACACGGAATAGAGTAAAAATAACTCAAGCTAGTTGTTTCGTATCTCTCCCATTTGCTCCACTTATGAAAAAAGCACATTTTTAAATCCTCATATTTTGTAAATGTAACGAGTCGTTGCAGCACACTACGCTGCGCTTCGCTGGATGCTTTCGGCACCGCTGAACTAGGCGTTATGCCGTCATTTCTTCGTAATACTTCCGCACAATTCTGCACTCGATATGGTCTTGATTAGACTGCGTATCTAGCCAGTATTTCACATCATCCAGGCTATTTTTTCGCCACCACGGTTCAGAGTAAATTCGCTGCCGAGCCCGAACCATAGTCACAAAAACTGCCAGATCATCCTCGCTGCAGTCGTCTAAAAAATCATTCGCAGCGCTCCAAAACTTCGACCGATCCGTTTTCTTTTTCATTCTCGTTTTCCAAGTGGGTTAAAAGGTTTTCAATCATCAATGCCAGGCTTTCACGATTGTAAGAGGCTATTTTGAAAGTCTCGCTTTCTTTATCGCCAAGCCATACGTTTTCGTCTAGCCATTTAAGTGCTTTTTCTTTCATTCTTTATCCACCGGTACATAGTCATAAACCAGTACGCACTCACGATTTCTCGGTAGGTCTTTCTCGCATTCGTGCTTGATTGCTGTTAGGTTTTCGGCAGTGTTGCCGACTAGTTTTTCCATTGTTAGGCCGTTTTTTTCAATCTCAACTCTTGCGCTTAGGTCGCCAGCAAAACCGCTAGCAGCAACCATTAATGAAATCAGCACAAGAAGGATTAATGCGTCTCCGTGGTCATTAAAAAAATCTTTCATTTCATCACCTTATTATTAAACTCAATCGCCAAAAATATCCCCGCAAAAAAAGCTAACAACTTTAATAATTCAGCAGAAAATCCGAATAAGGAACTAATCCAAATTAATAAAAACAATGTAACAGACCAAGCAAAAACCAATATAATTTGCTTGATTATTTTTTCCCTTTTCTGTGATTCCGTTTCTTTATCCACACTCACCTTAATGTATACTTTTGGGATCATTTCATCACCTTTGGGTCAAAATTCATCATGGCAGCTTCCCAAACTTGCATCATAGATACTTTAGTTTGGCCTTTTTTGCTGCGTTGCGCGTTGATTTTCTCGGTCTGCATTTTGCAGATATTTAGAGCCATTAGAGAGACTCTCACGGTTGTTGCTTCGGTCATTCCGCACCCCCTTTTGTAACTGCGCGGTACAATCTAACTCGCCAGGTTTGCGCCCCGTACTTGCTTTTTAAATTGCGGTAAAATTCTTTGTTAAACTTAAACATAAACACCTCTTTTTAGTTGGTTTCTAAACAATATCACACTTTTTTAATTAATCAATAATTAATTTTCAGTTGCATTAAAAAATAACCGTGTTACTATTACCAAAACCCAAACGAACCTAGGAAAATCTATGAAAGAACGACTAATATCTGAAAAAATGGCCGCTACCGTTACCGATGCCTGGCTTGCTGGCGAAGTTGGCCTAGCCTTTCAGCGCCCACAAAGCGAGGCATTCAAGGCGATAAGTTCGCACCTCTATGAAGAGGGCGCATTCGATAAAATGGCGCTAGCCTGCTTTGAATCTAAGCCTTTCCCATTCCGCAATATTGTAGAACTCGCAAAGGAGGCGCTTTTTTACCACTATAAAGATCAAATTTTACGAGAATACGACTGGCGCTTTGACTGGCCGACCTATGAATACGTTTCAAATTTCGATAACTATGACGAGGAATAACAAATGGAAAAAACACTAGAAGAGAAATTCAAGGAGCTTCGCGCTCCATTCCCAGATAACCTGGTTGGATGGCTGCCAAAACCAATGTTAAAGCGCGAAGATATGGACAAAATACCCAAGCACAACTGCCAATTGTGCGGCCAATACCACGCAAGGGACAAGGTTATGCACCTTTCCTATGTTGGGCATGCTGCACTAACCGATAGGCTTTTAGATGTCGATCCAGCTTGGACGTGGGAGCCGCTTTCGGTCGGTCAAGATGGCTACCCAATAGTTGACCGAGATGGCGGTATGTGGATTAAGCTAACGGTCTTAGGCGTTACTAAAATAGGTTATGGCGAGGCCGCTGCTGCAAATGGAAAGACTGGCGGAAATGCAACCAAGGAACGAATTGGTGACGCGCTTAGAAACGCTGCTATGCGGTTTGGCTGCGCGCTTGAAATGTGGCATAAGGGCGACTTAAACGCGCATAAAATAAATGAATTTGTGCCAGAAAAAGAACCCGAAGAGAAGGAAATAAAAAAACAGCCAATAAGCGAAGATCGACTAGCTGTCGCAATTGCAAAAATAAAGGCTGGAGAATTTTCTAGGGATCGACTTGATATGCTTTTTGAGCTAACTGCAGAACAATTAATAACTTTAGAAATGGAGCTAGGGCAATGATTAGATGCTCATCAATCGCTGATATTATGACTGAGCCGCGCACAAAAAGCGCGGAATGGTCTGACACGGCAAAAAGCGCCATGCTTGAGATCGTTCGTGAGTCTCTTTTTGGGGTGCGTAAATCGCTGGACGATATGCGCTATATCCAAAAGGGTAAGCAATGCGAGGATGAAGGCATAGAGCTTTATAACAACGTTTTTTTGTACAATCTTGAGAAAGTGCCTAGCACTGGCCGAAGGAATAACGGAATAATCACGGGCGAGCCTGATCTTGTTGCGTCATCGTCACAAAAAGGCGTTGATATTAAAGTCGCTTGGTCGCTTCTTACGTTCCCGCTAACAGCCGAGCAAGCAGACAAAAAAGGCTACGAATGGCAAGCTCGCGGTTATATGTGCCTATTTGACCTTCCAGTTTGGGAAATAGCCTACTGCGCCATAGATACCCCTGAAGAGCTTTTAAAGCCTTGGGATGAGCCGGAGGCGCATAGAATTGATTCGTCAATCCCTTTGCACCACCGCATAACCATTGCACGTTATGAGCGTGATTTAGATAAAGAGAAGTCCATGCTCGAAAAGTGCGCCAAGGCTAACGAGTGGATAGAACAAGCCATTAAAAACTATGCAATAGAACACGACCAATACATTAAATAAGGATTTATCATGAGCTTAGTAATCCCATTCGAACTCAAAACACCCGCTTACGAAATTGTAACCGGCAGGGGTAATGCCGGTTTTATTATTGAGTGTACAGTTCGCAGCCGCCACCCATACGAAGATCACGCGGTTTGGCAAAAATACAAAACAATCGTTTACTCTGAAAACTCACAGGACGCGGATTTTTTACGAGAGGCGCTTGTGCCTGGTACGCTTGCACTAGTTACAGCCCCTAATGCCTGCGTGGTGATGAATGACTTTGGCGAACCCGTTATTCATCTGCAATTTGCAAAATTGAATAAGCCGTATTTTTTAAACGAGCGCCAGCAATCAAGGCCAGTGCATGAGATTAAAAACAAGCCACGCACCGAAGTGATTTACTCATCAAAGGAGCGCGAACGGCAAATTCAACACGGAAGAAAACAGAATGATCGAAATTATTAACGAGTGCTTTTCGGGGCTTTTAACTGTGTTGATTTTTTTATCTATGTGTTATGCGTGTAAAAAAAGGGGCGATTAAGCCCCTAATTTTAGATCAGGTATGTTGCAGTGAAACAAATAAGCGCAGTGGATGACAAGTTAGACATTTGCACCGATGTATTACCCGTTGCAGCCGCTGTATTACCTGTCAAAGTGACATAGCTTTGGCCTTGGTTTACGAGGCCAACAATTGACACATAACTTGTAGCAAATCCGCTATATTGAATAGCGAAAGTACCGAACAAGTCGGAAGTATTCCTAGATGCAAATGGTAGCCCTGTTATCCTTACCTGGCCAGTTCCGCTTATTGCAGATAATTGCAATCTTCCAGTTATAGTAACTTTTAACCCTTCACGAACCCAGTCGAATGAATTTTTTGAAAACGACTGACTACCTGATGTAGTTGCCCCAATCAAATCAAGCGTTATCGAACCTGAATCGTAATATTCACTCGATGAAGACAGAATATTAAATTTTCCTGATGTGTTTCCAGTCAAAATATTTGAACGTCCGTATATCATCCCTGTTAAAGATGATGACTGCTCTCTAAATCCGTATTGACTATTGTTTATGAAAATATTCCCATCAGCAACAGTTCCTGAAGCATTGTAAGTGGCATCTTGATATAAATTATAAAGACCTGAGCTTCCATTGTTGCGGCCTTGGTTATTTGTAATTGTGCAGTTTTTGCCACCATTCTCTATAGCGTCACCATACATCCCAGAAATAATATTACCAGATATGACAGTGTTTTTAGACCAGTTTTCTATACCGCATGGATAGAACCCGTCACGGTCTGGAGCCTGATTAGAGTCTTTTATTATGTTTCCGATGGCCTCATTGTCGTGACAGCTCCCATCTACAACAAAATCTATACCTGAACTAAACCCCCACCCAGAGATGGTATTAAAGTTAACTTTAATATTTGAACCATTAACACCGATGTCGCACCGCGTTAGTGTGTTAAACATTACATCGCCATTATAGTTTTCACTACCAACACCCCCAGGCAGTGATATTCCGTAGTTCATAACGCTGGCCAATACACCAGTTCTTGTAACTACGTTGTGATTTATTTTGTAATCATGACAAATATTTGCAACGATTGCCGCTGTATAAAATCCAACAAATTCGCAATTAGTAATCTCAAAAAATGAGCAATTTAATGTATAAATCAATGGCAATAAATTAGGGTAGCTACCTCCTCCTGCCGCTGTTAATTTTGCGTTTGCGTCGAATGTAATACCAGAAATGAAAAAATTGCTTTTTGCTGAAAATTTAATAAAATCTAATGTTGGGATTGCTGATGCGGTTATTTTTGTAATACCAACACCACAACCAGCCCACGATTGGTTTGAAACACCAGTTAAACCAGCCGCACCAATCAGATAATTACCAGCTGGAAAATGAATACATTTTGCGCCAGAGTTAATAGCTAACTGCACTGCTGCCGTATCATCATTTACGCCATCACCTATCGCACCCCAAAACTGAGCTAAAGGAGTTTCGTAGCCGATTCGAACCCACCTGCGACCACTCGTAACAGTGTTATTTATTGTTAGGCCACCATCGTTTGTAGCAGTCCCAGAAACGTCTTGAAAATACCCACCACCAACCATTCCGCTAGTATGCTGCTTTAAATAAACAACCATTCCCGCCACTGTAGCGGCAGTAGTAGCAAGTTCTGAAAATGTGTTAACGGTTAAAGCTGTTTTTGTTTTTAGCAATAAGTCTGCATTTGCAGGGGTCAAAGACTTATCTGATACAGTTGAGTCTAGCGTCTCTGAGCTTGATGCAAATTCGACCACACCTTTATAGCTTTCTGTAGCATTCTGCTTCACTTGGTCAAAAAACGGTTGAGCCTGTAACATTGAAACGCTGTTATCTGTATTTTTTACAAAAAATTCTTTGTTAGAACTGCTAGGAATTGAAACAAGCGCCTCACCTATATCGGTAATTACTGGGCCTTCTTCTAATTCCGCTCCGTCCGTTGTTTTAAATAGCGCAATAGATCGAGCGGTAGAAGAATCTGGGCCGATAACGAACCCAATATCTCGGTACTCAACTTGAAATGTAGCTGTAGCTCCGTTATTTAGAGTAATGTCATCGACACCAGCCGCAGCGTTTGTGATTTTGTATAACCGATATTCTGTCTCTTCGCAGCGAACATAAATAGGTCGATCATTGTCAATTTCCAAATCTGCCGCCTGCAATAGCGCGATAGTTTTATAGATAAATGTAGGAACAATTTCATCACGGGCCTGCGCCAAAAAGTCATCTACTTTTATTGCTTTGTTTTCTTGACCAAATGCGGGGATATAATCACCACCGCCAAGCGTTTCAACTTTGGTAAATTGCGATTGTTTCATTAGAGTGTACCCACCTTAATAGCAGTCATTGAGCCACGTTGAAGGCTTGTTGTCGTTGCGCTTGAAACGCCTTGGGCGGCCATTAGATAAATCTCTGATCCAGAATCTAACCTAACTAGCGCATTGAATTTAATCACGCAGCTAGAGCTTGATACGGGCGCCTGAAATGTTACTGTCGAATTCGGGTTCTGTTCAACCGCAGTATTTGCCGCGCTTCCAACGTTTTCCCAAACATAGTTAGCAACCGTCACGGATGGAGGTGCATTTAACGATAACTTAATTTTATTCGCAGCCCCACCCCCATTATCGTTCCATTGCAAAATCCCCGTAACTTGATACCAGCCAGTAGTTAGACCGCTAATTGTTAGCGATGTGTCTTGAGCCAGTGTTGTAGCGCTTACAATTGACCATGATGTCTTTCTAACAGCCTGGCCGCGATCTGTTGCGGTTATTTTCCCGTTTACTGTTAAATCACTATCAACCGTCCCGTTAAACGTTAGCGCATTCCAGTAGGTTAAATTCGTTGGTATGAAAGTGTTATCATCACCCTTTGAGCTGTAAATTTTACCAGCGTAAATTGTAATTTCACCCGCTGAGTAACCGCCAGATTTTGAAGCATTCCAATAGTCAAAAAACGCAATTTGACTCCACCATTCAGAATCAAGCGCTGGCAAATTACCTTTGTTTTGATTTTTGTCGCTTTTGTAAAAATTGCCACCATACTCAACTATTGAGTTGAGATTATAATTCTGTGCCGAACTCCACTCTCCGTATTGGCTAATGTCTGCCGAGAAGTTCACGTCATCTCTTCGCCATTGCTCAACACCTGCCGAGTCTTTCAAAACTACAGTATAAATGCCATCACCATAAATCTCTGGCACGCGCCCTTCACCCGATAAAGGCACTGGGTTTACGCTCTCATCTGCGCCTTGGCTATCTATGTAAATCGCTTTTTTTGTTGTGGTCGTTCCGTTTTCGTAAAAATATAACTTACCCGATGAGCATAGATCACCGTTTAGCTTCATAAATTGCGGCACTGGGTTTATAAAACGTTTCATTGATTAGAGCCTCTCGTTAATTCTCTAAGCGCTCGGTACTTCTCTGCGCGTTGCTCGGATGGCGTTTTCTTTGACACTTTTTCAGCTACTTTTTTAATGCCCTCTTTGCCCAATCCTACCACGTCACCCGTGGCGGCAGATAGGGCCAGGTCTACAGGCTTTCCGACTTCGCTTTGCAAAGACCGTGAAGCATGAGCGCCAAAATATTTATCTAATTCATTCGCGTATACTGCTTGCGCAATTAGGTCATCATCAAAGGTTTTGCCATACTGCCTAGTTGTGCTTTCAACTGTCTCAAGCGCCTTAATTAAACTATCTCTTGATTGAGCATTAGATAAAACTCTACGAGACACTCGACCTAATGACTTGTCGGCATTCTTGCTTAATAGATCGACCGAATTACCCGAAGCCGTTTGAAGCTCTTCGAGTGATTTCATTGTTGCCGAGTATTTCTTATTTGCCGCTCCATATTCTGGGATATTTTCAGCTAGGATATTATTCAAATCACCGCGTAACCCTTTAATAATCGACTCGCCAGTGCTTGTAACTTTGCCCATCGGCTGAGTGCCATACTCTACCTCGGTATCTATCAATTTTTTTAGGTCGTGCGCAGTGTAGGCGTCAACGTTTCCAGACTCTCGCATACGCTTTGTAATGTTATTAATTAATCGCTTATCGCCCGATGAAAACTCAATTCTAGATCCTTTAAATTGCGGGATATTGTTATCATCTAGCGTTACGCCAACCTCTCCAAGTGCATCAGTGAAGTTTTTAACCGCTGGGCTAAAGTCTAATTGCTCGCCTTTTAGATTTTGAATTGCGGTATCAAGCTCTTGGCCTGCCTCTTTTTTAATTGCCAGAACATTCTCTAGCCTATCCTGTAAAGACTTTCCGACAACATTTTCTGGCCTGTTTAATGCGCCATATTCCAATTCGTCTTTTGCCCTCTGAGAAATGTCGGTCATTTCAGAAAGGCGCTTTTTTGTTTCCGAATTGGCCGTCTGAATCAACCTAACTAAAGACTGATCGAATCCTTGCTTTTCTGCCGCTATAGCCGCCTTATCAGCGACCGCTTTAAACGGCACCACTTCGCTTCCAGTTGGCTCTAACTTATATCGTGATAGCTCTGGGGCCTTGTTGTTTTCTGCTAGCTTAGATATGCGCTCAAGTTCTTTGCCTCGAAATGGAAGTGAAGCAAGTTCAGCCCCTTGCGCTACCTCTTTAGCAATTGGCGCAGCCTTCCCCGCTAATTGAGCTGTAGCCGCTGGGATTGCACCAGCTCTGGCGCCCACGCCAACCGCTCCGGCCGCTGGGTCAAGAGCGCCTAATACGTCAGCCGCTTGGCCGATGTATTGTTGTGCTAACGGGTCGTTAGTTGAGAATGGCGATAACGCCTGCGCGCCCTTTAATGCCATATCCTCGGTTCTGGCTGCATCTTTGCCAAATCCACCCGTAGCGAGACCGTATAACGTGCCGCCAACCTGCCCAATAGTTGCGGGCATGGCATTGCCAAGCATTACACCGCCTGCCTTTGCGCCTGCCGCCAGCTTGTCCAACATGCTAGGCTCTGGTTGCATTCTTTCCGTCATGGCTTGTCGCTGTTCTGCGTAGCCTTGCATTTCAGGGGTCAGAGGTACGTCAGTATTTCGAGCCGCCTCAATGCCTTGGAAGTTGCTTTGTGCATACGCCAATATCTCTTCTTGGGTAGCATTATCGGGCGCGTTTATCTCGTAACGCTTACCGCTTGGCGAAGTTATTTCGTATCTAGCCATTACCTACTCCAGTGGTTTAATTGACCAGCCGCCTTGCGTTGGCGCTGTTGTAGTTGGTTGGCCGCCTGTAAATTGCTTGCCTGCGTTTTTGTAGATAATCCCCATAGCCGAGTCCAATGCCTTTCTAGCCTCTTCTGGGCTTATGTTTGGATTTCCGAGTATGGTTGCAGCCTCTTTAACCGCTAAGGCTTCTGAGTCGGTAATAGTACCTTGCCCCTGCAGCTCTTTACGCGCAGCTAATCCAAGCATTCCGACTAACTGATTTCGATGAGCGATTAAATCAATGCCTTTTTGGCTTCGGAAAAAGTCAGGATACCAAGCCTCACCGCGACCATAAATTAAATCTAAATCAGATTTTGATAGCGTATTGTAAAGCCTATCAGCATCACCGAGTTTATTTAACTGGCCTTGCTGTGATATTTGTTTTGCTGCTTCAGCTTGCGCTGTCTCACGGGCTGTAACGATAGCTTTTTCCATTTCTGGGGCCAGCTTGGTTTTGGTCGTGATCTCTGCGCCTGTTTTTGCCGCTGTTGTAGCTGCTTCGATGCTCGGTCTCATTCCAGCTTCAACGCCTAGCTCTGCCTGTTTGCGAGTGCCGCTCTTTTGTCCGGCAATCTTAATGCCGTACTCTTGAGCCGACTTTATAGCCTCGCGCGCTGCATTGCCTTGTAGCGGGTTCCCGTTGGGGTCTTTAACGCTAATGGCGCCATCACTCATCACCTGAATGCTAGTTCCATCATCTAGAATCTGGCTTGATTGAACTCGCTTCTGATCGCCAGCCTGAGCTATTACCGCCCCAGTCTGCGAAATAAGATTGTCAAGCGAGGCATCGTCTAGCGGGGCGTTTTTAATTTCATCCAGACTAATGCCTACACCCTTGAGCATGTCCATATTCAGGCTGTTGACGTAGGCTTGGCGCTGATCTGCTCCAAGTGATTTAACATCGGTAGCCATGCGATTAATGACTTTTAGTTTACGCAGTGCGGTTAAATAGTCTTGTTCACTAACATTCTGCGCTTGCTGCTGCGCTTGAATATCCATGTTTTGCTTTTGGGCTGATTGGTTTTGCGCAAAAGCCATGGAGTTTAGAAAGTCTTTCCCTGCTTCGGGCGACTGAATACCAGCGACAATTGAGTTAAGTGGTGAAACCATTTTTATGCCCTTTGATTAGCTGCCCAATTTTTAAAAGCAGAGCTTGAATAATCGCCTGCATTGCTTCCAGCGCCACCCTTGAATAGCCCGCCCAATGCTGAACCAACTGAAGAAAGGCCGCCGGCCCCAGTAAATGCACTCAACCCCTGCGCTAGCGGGCTGGCGTTCTGCGCTTGGTAGGCATAACCGCCAGCCTTAGCCGTTCCAAGGTTTTGAGCTAGTTGGGACTGTTCAGAGCCTGCACCCATATAAGCGTTGCCTTTTGCTGTGCTTTCCCCAGTGTACAGATTGGATAGGTCCTGGCCTTGGCCCAAAGTCATACCGCTAAGCATACTTGCGAGGTTTTGAGATAAGCCAGATTTAGCTGTACCCAAACTGGCGCGAAGGCCAGAAATAGAGCTGGCCGCGTTGTAGCCACGGTCAGTTATTCCAGCTAGTCGACTGAAAGCGTTGCTAAAATCCTGCTGGGCCAATCCCGCTGCGTTTTCCTGTAGTCGCTGCATCACACCAGATTGATTACCAAGCCCGCCACCTAAAGCAGCCGCATGACGGAGTATGGCCTGCTCTTGACGATCTCTTAGCCATGATTGACCTGGTGAGTCATTGAATTGCGCATAGGCTTGTTTTTGAGCGTCCGCACCTAATGCGCCAGATAAAGCCGCTTGTAAATTGCCTGCCGCCTCGCCTTGCTGAGCATAAGGGCTTAAAGAGCTTTCAGCGCCTTGAAAGCCACTCGCAAGCTGGCTGAATGCGTCACCGTAATTACTCGTTACATCACCGCGAGCGTTGCCGTATGCGCCTGTTATTGCGTCTCTAGCTGATTGATAGCCAGCACCCAAACCAGTGACCGCTTTTTCAGTGTTAGCGGCCTGAATGGCTTGAGCTGCTTGAACTCCCTTGGCTTGCTGTTTTGCTGCGTCTTTTGCTGCTTTTTGTTGTTGGTTTGCGCTGTATAGCCCGAGGCCGCCAGCAACGAGAGCTGTAGATAATGCCGCCATTTTAAAATACCTTTGTATAGCAAATTTCAGATTTTGAGTAGCCCAGCTTTTCATACATCGAACATACCTTTTCAGGCATACTCGATTGCATGGCTACCATAGTCCAATACTTAACGCCTTTTTCCTGCGCCAACTGCTCCATAAACTTGAGCAGCGCTATACCGTTTCGGCCTTTTCTAAAATCAGGCTCAACCCACCACGCTAATTCAGTTGCGATAACTGCCAGTGGTGTGCCGATAGATGGCGATAGTATAGCAGCCGAAAAGCCTACGATTCTATTATCGATTTCGATAACTGCGCAAAATTCGTTATCTATTGTGTGATCAATGGCGATTAAGCAGTGATCAGGGTCGAAAGGCTCACTAAATAGCGTCTCTAACCAAAATTTGCTAGCCAAATCAACTATCTGTAGCCGATCTTCTGCCGTTGCTAGTCTAATCATCGAATGCGCCTTATGCCGTTGGTCACTAGGACTGCTGTTGAGTTTGTGTTGTTTTCGATATACGCCTGAGTGTAGTCATTGACGTTTAAATTTAACTGCCACGGAATAACGAATCGTGACGGGCTTACGTTGCTAATCTGCGCGGTTACTTTTGTGCTAGGCAAAATAGTGCCGGTTAAAGCTAGATAAACCGATACAGTTACAGGCGTTCCCGTAGTTGCTTGCACATAAAAAACATCATCAGTCGGGAATGTAATTCGCTTCTCGCTGAGGCTTGTTAGTTTTCCGCTGCCGTTTGTGCTGAATTTAGATAGCCGCTCGGTGGCCCATGTTGAACTATTGATTAGTGTCGGAGTATTGACCGCGCTAAATGTCGTATTTGTTGCATTACCGTTGAAATATATCAGCGCATCCGAAATCGTATCTTCTAAGCCGCCATTGTCAGAAGCCTCTACGCGAATATCCGATATAGTAATTCCACCGGCTAGCGGGGCCATTGCTGAGGCGCCAAGGCCACATGACTCAATAGTTAAAATGTTATTCGCTGAAATGTTGGCGCTGTTTGCCAATGCGTAAAGAAATGATGAACCGCTGGGCCCGCTGGGCTCAATGTCTCGAAATTCCCCACCGCTTACAACCGCATTTGAAATATCGAATAGTTTATGAGTAACCGAAGTCGCAACCGTGAAAACTTTTGTGGCCGAAAGGATACGAATATCGTTATTAAATACGAACCCCTGCCCCGTTATCGAAGCGATTAGGACGTTACTCCAGTTAAAGTTCGTGAAGTTGGTGCCAGTCCCTGTAAACGAACCCAAATGCTTAACCGCGTATATAGATGAATCTTGAACGACACTAATACCAGCACCAGAGAAGTCTATAAGCGTTCCATTGGGGCATTCAAAACCTAATTGATTGATCGCCCAGCTAGCATTGACAGAGGTAAACATCACACCAGTCCCCGTGTAAATCAATGCCGAATAAAACGAGTTTTTGGACGTTATGTAAACGCCATTTTGCACAATGAACCGC